GCAATAGTTCTGATGCGAGAAGAGTAACGGTGATTCCTCCTACGAAACTACCGAGTTTCGTCGTCGAAATCGTCTGGCCGTTTAGAGAAAGCATCGTTAAAGCGATGAGACACAGCAGCGTTATCGTCCTTTTCATAGCGGTCCTTGGCCTCCTTTTTTGCTTTTTCGGTTTCAGTGAGCGTCTCATCGAGGCGCTTCTTTATTCCCGATGGCTTCGAGAGAATCCGAATAATGACCCCGGCTGCTCCCGTAGCGATGATTAGAAAAATACCGAAGAGAATAGAATCCATTGGCTCCTCCTTTAGAAAATAGCCCCCGTCGCGGTGGCGGGGGCTTCTCCCGGTTACGGCAATTGCGACAGTCTTAGTTGACGAGGTATGTCACGTCCGACTGCGGCTTGCCTTCGTACATTCGCTGCGTTACGCGGATGTTCACTTTCTTTCCCACGAGCACGGCGAGGTCAATACGGCCCCTGGCGATCTCGCTTGTTTCGTCATCCTGTGCGAGAATGCCGGAACTGATAAGGAGTGCTTTGAAACGGAAGTTCTTTTTCGGATCGCTACCGGAAAGGACGATGTAGTCGGTGAATGAGTTTCCCTCCGCTTCGCTGTTCTGTGTTAACTTCGCAGCGATGATGCGAAGATTCACTTTGAGATTGGGATTGCCGTTCTTTGTCGTCCCAGGTTCCGGTTCTTCGATGATTTCGCAAATGTAGTCGCCCCCCGGCGGTTTATAGCCGCCACTTACGTCTGTCTGATCGAGATTCGGTACTTCATAGTACATAGAATACTCCTTTTGAAATTGTATTTTAGATAGTTCGACGAACTATTTGTCGCGTTGTAACGCTATTTCGCGTTTGGCATTGAGCTTTTCCACTAACTTTGAGAAGGATGGACCCTTCAGTTCCGAATAGTATTCCACTGGATTGCAGATACCGAGGAGGTCTTTCGCGAAGTAGAGGCCGTGCGTAATCGTGTGCATCTCCCACGCCGGAATACAGTAGCCTTTCTCTGCTATAGTACGTGATTCTGAATAACCGCAGACGTGGAAGAGGCCACGAACCATGTATGCGAATTGGCCTACCGTATCGGGAATCCCTACGTGTGTCTTCATTCCTGATCCGTTATCGATCTCTTTTACGCAGGAGCGGGCAGTCACGTAGAGATGTTTGTGTGCTGATTCTATGACTCCACGGATTAAGTCATTGATGATGTAGCGTCTTATGCGATCGATTATTGGATACCACTCTTGTCGTTGCGGTTCCCGGTCTGTCTTCAGTACGTCCTTTATGGCAAGTTGTGTCACGTCACTGAGCGAATCGAGGCAGATTGTTTCGTATTCCTTTGCCCGGCGACCGGCTACGATATCGGCGGTTACCTGAAGAAGTTCCATGAGCGAAGAGACGACGACGCCACGAACGGGAAAGCCGTTCAAAGCGAGACCGATCGCAGGCTGCTCCGTGAATATTACATACGGAGAAGGGCACGTTGAGATCATGAACGTTTTCCCGCATCCGTTAGGGCCGTAGTTGAAGACGGAGAGATTGCGGATGTTCTGAAGTAAAATGGTGTTGGACGTAAGTTCAAGCATTCTTTTGCTCCTTTACCTTTTTTGCAAACTGCTTCTCATTGAGCATTTGAATATATCCATGTCAGTAGTCGATAAGGCGAAGCTGTGGCGCGGGTGCCCACGCAGTTACACCACGCATAGGACAAGTATCACAGAAAGATGCGTAACAACATATACGTAGAGTAGTATTGGCATCATTCTGTACACGTAGAAATGCTTCACGAATCTTGCCTCTGTGTAATACTATTGCGCGTCCTGTTGCTCTTGCAAAATAAAGAAGTTGTCTTCTCCATTCAGGTTGCATAGGATCGATGGACATCCAGTGAATCTTTTGCCCTACCAACACCGGTTTACGTAGACGTGGTTCATACTTCTGCGGTTTGAATACCGGATGAGGCATCGTTGCGTATCGCCAACGGAGCAGTAGTAGATCACGCCAGTCCTTTAGCCATTTTACGAATCGTTTAATTATTGTCACTTCAGTTCTCCATTCCGTCGTCGATTTTATAGGATATCCCGATAAGTCCTTCAGGACTTGCACCCATGCAGAGATCGCTGTAGGCACAGTTCGAGTTGTAGAGGTAGCAAGCGTTGCGATCTTGGACGAAGCGTGCGGTCTTCTTCGTTAGTTTTTGCTGCACTTCTCTACTCGTCTCCGCGATATCAAGGAGGAAACTGTCGATGTCGTTCTGCGTACGGGTGACGAGTGGACGGACGAGCTCCTTCTGTGCATCACCGTGGCCTTTATCCACTTTTATGATGTTGTAGATTGTTTCCGAGGCAGGCTGCATAGGATGTTTCGCATTCCAGAGAGCAACGTAGCCGGTAGCCTGATCGGACATCATGAGCGATTCTGCTACCTTTCCCATGATCCACGAAGTCGTCTTGTGGTCCACAATGTAGATCGCTCCGTTCCAACGAACGACGAGATCGATACGTCCGGTGAAGTAGACAGGAACCGTACGATGATACTTACCGTAGTCCTGACGTACTTTAAATACATGATCATACGTCTCCTCCACTGCGAGTACTTCCCAATACGGATCGTACATGTATGCAGAGTGGTACATACGAAATGCGTTTAAGAGACGAAGGTAGAGCTCACGGGTCGGTGTTTCTTCGATATCATGAGACGGAATCAAGTTAGCCAATTTTTCTTCTGCGGCGACCTCCGGGCGTGCAACGCCTTTTTGGATCGTAGAGTAATAAACAGCGAGAACCTCGTGGAAGATTTTTCCGGCTTCAGGAGCGGCAGATTGCTTGAGCGGAAGAAGTTTACGGACGTAACGCCAATACCAAAACTTTTGGCACTTTCTATAGTCGCTGAAGAAATGATATCCGGCATCACTTGCTGGCATTGGACGCCTCCGGCAATTCTTCGACATCGCGCGCAGTCAAAGCAAACGAACGTGTTACGCCTGCGAAGTATACCATACGTATTGCTTTGTCTCTCCACGACTTTCCGAGAGAGACTATAGCATTCTCCTTAATATAGAGGCTGGGACGAATACCCAAAGATTCTAATGTGGATGTAAGGCGAACTTGTGTCCCAGTCGGCAATTCTTCAAAGTGTTTCTGTGTCATTGCTTTTTCTTCCTTTCAATAAAGAGGGTGAGCGATGCAATCGCCCACCCCTGATGTCGAACAGCCGCAACACGGCGGCCTTTAAGATTCTGTTTTAAAATGAAATGCCGATGCAAATATGTTTATCAAGAGATACAAAAACCACGCCTGCCAAAAGGTGATATGAGGAACTTCAAATAATGCAGAAAGACTACTATTCCATAACCACATTATTGGAAACGCCACAATTAGTCCTACGACTCCCGTGAATGCAAATACAACAAGTACGTTTAGTATAACAGTGCACCATGCAATTATTTTATCTATCATATATTCCTCCGTGTGGTTGCTCTCGGGTGTTACGTAGCGCGCATAAGGTAACAGTTGGCTAAATCTTCATAGCGTCCACGAGAGCAACCACAGAGAGGCGGAAGGGTACTACCTGTGGGAGGGACTCCCTTCCGCTGTCTTATCCTTGTGACCAGATTCAACAAAAAACGTCAATTACACGGCAAAGTGACCGTGCACCTCCCGGTCCACGGCTCGAATTGCAGTTCTTGCAAGCTCCTTTAGCGATGGTCGAGCTGCATATCGTCCTCCTTTTTAAGATGTTGTGAATGTTCCTTTGCTGCTTGTACTATTTGCGCATATTCATCATTTTGGAATGCACTTACAATTTTGTCATCGACAAATATGAATAATTCACTATCGGATATATCTCTTTGGATGATCTGTTTCATCACCTTTCGTATACCCGGTCCGAGAAAATGCATCGTCATTTCTCTTGTGAAGTCCACATTCGTCTCCTTTTTGCGAGCGGTAGGATTCGAACCTACACCATACGCACAGCAACATCTGCCTCGGTCTCCCTCTGAAGGGCCTGGTATGGATTACTCCGTCATAGCGTTTACCCATTCCGCCACGCTCGCACGCCGGTTACTTCCGTTTCGCTGCCCTTTTCCGTCCGGCTGCTGCCATCGCGGCCATTTTCTTTTTCCCGTACTTTTTTCGTCCGGCTGCGGCTGCGACGGCATTCGGGTCCTCTGCACCGCTCGCTGCTGCGGCAGCTGCTACTTCTTTGAAGCGTTCGCCCGACCCGAGCTTAGGCTTTCTCTTCTTCTGTGCCATTGATACCTCCTTGACTTTGGAATAATAACAGCGTATACTCTCGTTTTGCTGTTTCTTTCTCCTTGATTGAATACGGTAATTGATAGCGATTGTTGTTGAAGAATCTTTTACTGAATCTACCAGTACGACTCTCTTGCCGTACTTTTCTTGACTTTTCGCGATGACGGCATTTGGGCTTCTTACATTGACTGTCGTGCTCGCTATACGAATATTCACTTTTTTTCCAACGAGTGTAGTAAGAGGTTTAAGTTTAAACTTCTTCATTACTGCCTGCCTCGTCGAATGGTAATTCCTGTTGTCCATCTTTTTTGGGATTTCTGAGATCGGCAAGGAGCTTTAGAAGGCGTTCATACATTTCTTCGAACTTCTTCATTCCTTAACCCCATATATAACGCCAAAATTGATCACCTTTCCGACTCTTCGCATTTTGTCAGTTACGTCTTCTTCTTTGATTCCGTAGATAATTGCGGCTGTTTCTTTATGTATATCTTTTTCTTCGGATAATACTCTTTGTTCAATCTTAGCGAAATCGAGGTCAAGATTAGATGCTTGAACGGAGAAATTATTTGCTTTCGTCAACTGCCTCACCATCCTTTCAGGTTCAAATATACACACCTATGGAGAGAAACGTCAAGGCTTTCATGAAAAAAAGATGTAATTATTTTTCTAAAGCGGCTTTTGTAGCGAATAACTGCGCTCCGCCTGCCGTAAGTGCGTCCTTAACGCTGTTCAGAAGAGGTAGATTCACCTTCTGTTCGTAGGGTTCGAGTTGGACAGGGGCGGAACAGAGGTAGAGAAAGGCTTTCCATGCGTCACCTTTGCCGAGGGAATCGACCGCACGGAAGATAGAGGTGCCCTCACGTGCATAGGGAATGAGGTTCGTTATCTCACCGGCGAATGCATTATATGCCTGCTGGTCGCCGCCGATGGCGTTGAGAAGATTATTCATCATACTATAGTAGGGACCACCTTGAAATGTGACTTGGTTCCAGGGATACCACGACGGATCAGAGACACCAACCGCTTTGAATCCCTCTGCGACGGCATACGTAGCGGCGGTGAGTTCTGCGAGTACCTTGATTTTCTGCGGAATCGTCAACGTATCGCACGACATTCTATCCTTGACGAGAGCAAGAAAATTAAGGGGCCATGTTCCGAACTGTCCGAAGAACTTCCCTACGGAAGAACGAACCAATTGAGGGCGTTGGAAGCGATCATAGAGAAAAGCGGTGCGATCCGCTGCAAGCTTCGAGAAGTGATCGACGAAAGCGAGATCACCGGTCGTTCCGGGATTGGCATCAAGTAGTTTCTTACCGTAGTCGTACTGGCCTGCACCGAAGAGGTTCATTCCAGATTCGGTATAGAAATGGTTGATGTCGATCTGACCTGTCCGCAGACGTTTAATCGACGTGAGAAGACGTTGTTCCATGCCAAGATAGACTGCCGCTCTCGCAACATCGTCACCCCATTTGAAAGGAGCCATCGATACTTCCGCGATCTTCTTCGTTACTTTGCCGAAACCTTCCATAGCAAACTCGGCACCCGTAGGAAGTACTGAAGAGACGACACCTGCTCGTGCAAGGCGCTGGAGCTCTCCCGGATTCGCGAGACGGTTGATTCCTTCGAGAAGCCACGGCATTCCAATGTAGGGACCGCCGACTGTTGCCATCGAAACGAGTTGTTTGAAGACGGAATAAGGACGTGCACCGATGTAACCGAGTGTACTCAACGTCGTCAACTTATCGACGAGATTGAGCTTGTTGATCGTGATGTCCTTCTTGAATGTACGCGCAAGGCGATAGATTGTGTTCTGTCCGGCACGAGCAGTGACGATTTCCGAAGCGGTCTTGCTGCCGTAAATAGTACGAAAGATATTCCGCATGTAGTCGATGAAGGCAATCGCTTCTGTCGGCTTAATCGTCTTCCAATGCTCCTTCGAGACGCCGTTGATGACATTCTTGATCGCGTCGAGAGTTGGCGTGATGAACATTTTACGAGAAGCAGCACGCAAATACGTCTCTGTAAGACGACTTGCTCTCCGTTCCAAAGCGGCATCGGAAATATCCACCTCGCGAAGGAACTCCATGAACTCTTTTCGTTTCGTACTTGGGAGCCAAGACGTGGCTTCTTCCAGATTGAGACTGCCGGACATATTACGTGAATTACGCCGTGCTTCGGAAAGTAGATGAGGCATATAGTCGTCGAGATAGATTGCAGGATCGAGACCGGCTTCGCTGAAGACCTGATCGAGCAGTTTACGAAGACGTGTAGAAGTCGCGACGATTGCAGAAGCGCGTTCTGCACCGAATTGCTGCACCATGTCTGTCTCTACGTCCTTCTTCGATTCGAATGTAATGCCATTCTCTTCGAGGGGACGTCCTTCGTAACGCGCCTCCATGTAACGTGTAAGGACGATGTCTTCTTCCTTCTTGAAGCCACGAAGTTCCTTTGATAGAAAATCGAGACGCGAGGTCATCCACGTATGATCCGCCATCATACTTCGAGTAAGTGTATTTCCCATCGAAACTGGGTCCATTCCCGCCTCACGTAGTGGTTTTGCGAATGGCATTCTATTGAAGTCGTCGAGCATCGCCTGCGTCGGTTTCCAGAACATAGAGATGCGATTAAGAATGTTGAATTGTTTTTCCTTAATCGGTTTCTCGGGAAGCGTGCGAAGTGGGTCTTTCACGAACGGATGATCGATGCCGTTTGGATAGAGACGTTCTACTGCGTCTTGCGGAATCCCCGTTAAATCGGGGAGTACCTCGCTCGGGTCCTGCTTCTTTAAGAAAGAGGCGAGATCGTATAAGTTATCGAACTCCGTGTATTTCGCTGTGCCTTCGCGAGACAGCCGATCGTGGAGCACGTACTTGCCTTTGTAACCGCCGAGAAAGAACGACTTCTGTCTTGCCTCTTCCGCGAGATAACGAAACGGAAGGAAACTCGATTCGTATTCGCGACGGTTCGTCTTGCGGAACGTCTTTCGGAACTGGTCAAAACTTTCCATCATCTCAGGGTCGTTGCGAAAGAGATTCTTCATCTCCTGCTTACCTTCGCCACGCATGAATTGAAGTGCGCGCAATTCACTGTTAAAGTGGAGCGTGACGGGGTGGAAGACACCGGCAGCATTCGGCACTTCGATCTGCAACTGCACCACGCGATCGTCCATATTCCGTGTTACGGCCATTCTTCGTGTCTTCGCTATGCGTGTGACACGCGACTTCATCGATATCCCGGCCTTCTTAAGATCGAGAAGTGTCTTCCGCACGTTATCCATTTGCATGGAATACGTTCCGTTGAGGATAGAGACACCAAGCGTGTTCGGTCGTTCAAACACGATCTGAGGAATCTCGTTCGGCTTCAGTATCTTTTTCGTTCGGGTGTTGACGAAAAAGAACTCCGCCTCGGGTAGCGTCTGTTCCAGTTCCGCACGTACCGTCGCGACGACTGCTTCCTTCTTCTTCACGAAATCTGCCGCTACGTCTTCCGGCGCGAGATCGGCACGAATATCGACACCGAGGCGTTCGAGTATTCCAACGGCCTTTTTCGTGTCGTGCGTCATTATCGTCTTGAAGATTGCTGCGACCTTCGTATCGTCGGCAGCAGGATCGAGCTTGAAGTTCGCCCCGAGGATGTTGAGATTCTTCTTGTTAATCTCATCGAGAACTACCTGGCGCGATTTGTCCGTGAGAGGAATGCCGTGAATCATCTTCACGCCGGGAAGCATCTGTGCCTGTTCTTCGAACGGTTTGCCGAGGACCCGTTCCCACGCGGTATCCTGTTGATCGAGATATTCGCTTGCCTGCGTCCAACGAACGGATGCGTCGGGATGTTCCAGTGTCTGTTGTAACGTGTCACCTTTGAAGATGCGTACGGTGTTGCCTTCTTCCGCGACACGGAGGCCGATGATATCTGCACGCATCTTCACATTTTCGGGAACGTAATAGTCGTGGAGCGGAAATCCCGTCTTCGTCGCTTCTTCGGAGATGCGATTGAGGTACTTTCCGATAGGATGAGCGAAGAACGTACGTGCGAAATCTGCGTCGAGCGATTGACCGGCAGTTACATCGAGCGGTTTCGAGAAGTAGTCTTTCGTACTGCCGGTGAACCCAACCGCTTTGAGATGGTTCTTCATGAGGGAACGAGCGGCCCAAAAACGGCCGACGCTCTCAAGACCGATGCCGAGAAGTAAATCCTGTGGGAGAGTGGCGAGCGGTTCCTGTCCTTCGAGCATGTTTGAGCCGATGCCGACGAGTGCGCCTGCTGTCGTACCTCCTGCGATTTGATAGATGGCGGAAGGAATCTTTTGTCCTACTTTTGAGAGAGAACCAATGCGTTCGAGAAGTCCCGCCTCGGGGATAAGTTTACCCGTAGAAGAGATCAAAGGAAGTGTTTTTCCGAGGAGTTGCGTCGTTTTCCATTCTCCCGCCAATCCCCTTGCAACTTTACCGAAGAGATTTCCCGGCACGAGAAATCCGGCGAATCCTGCTGCCATTTCCGGGAGCGGATTGTCTGCTTGGGACACTGACAATTGCCATTCTTTATATTTCGCAAGGTCCTCGAAGATAGAGGAGAGCGGATTATGCTCTCCCAACGTCTTATCGGCGAGCCAACGAATTGGTCCGGCAATCCATCCACCAACTGATTCGGCAAATGCATATGCACTGCTGCGGATATATGCTTCCGCCTGCTGTTCGCCCTTACTTCGTGCGAGGAACTCCTTCGTCGTTTCTTCGATATCGTAGTAACCCGTGTTGATAAGTTGTCCTGGAGGTTGTCCCTTGCTCGCGCCTGGCATACCGAGTTTATTCTGCAAGGCGGGCGCTCTCTGCATTATCGACTGATAAAACGTCTGTTGCTGCGCTGGGGAGAGACTACGATATTCAGGATCGAGCGCGGCCATCTTCGTGAACCAGATTTGCCGAAGCGATTGCTGTTCTCCATATGATTTCCGTTCGAAGAGCGGATTCGATTCGATTGTTTGAAGCCCCGTCATTCGTTCGGAACCGGGTTTGATGATCTCGTCCTCGTCCGGTGTTTTTGGCGGCAATTCGATGGAACGAGTATACTGAAGAAGAGAACGATACTTGAGCGGATTCGTTGTAACATCTGAGCCAAAGAAGAACGGACCGACTTGTGCAATCCACGCCTTTTGTATTTGACTTCTGTCGTAGGGTGAGGCTGCTCTATATGTTTCTGAAGTTGCGACATCTTCCCACGGAAGTTGATCCGACACATTACCTCCTTATTTCTTCGAGAATTGTCCTGTCGCAGAGAAATCAACCGGTCCCGTTACTTTTGCAGTAGTCGTGGTCGAGGTCGTAGGCGCCATCGGCATGAACATTTGCATTTCGAGTGTAGTGTATTTATCGTTGAAGTCTTGCGCTGCTTTGATGTAGCCTTGCAATTCATCGCTCGTAATCTTCTTCATGATATCGCCTTGGTCCCACCACGCACCGAAAAGACGCATCCCAAGAGCCTTCCGCAATTCCGCCTCAGGCAATTGAGCGAGGGCGGGATTTTGCTTGAGAAGGTAGGAGACGAGTTCGCCTGCGTATTTCTCGGGAGGTAATTTCATCTGGATCATCGTATCGACGAGTTTACGACTCGTGTCGAGTTCTGCGTTTTTCGCATCTCCGACCATTTGCTGCGCTTTAAAGAGGTAAAGAGGATCGGACTTCGTTTCGGATGTCGCCATGAGCGATTGCAGGTTCGTGAGATTCGCCTGTGCACGGAGAAGATCACCTTGCAGCGGTATCAGCTTATTCGCGAGTTCCTTCGATTCGAGATCGGCGAGTCCCGTTTTCACAGAAATGACATTCGCGATCTTATCCTGTTGCTGCTGTGAGGATGATTTCCCTCCGACTTCAGTAACTGGAATCCCTCGGGCGAGTTCATGACTGATGAGCGTACCCAAGTCCGTTTTCGTCGGGTCGAGTACTGCGCCTCCGGCGAGTGGTGATATGTAGCGGAAGTAGTTCGGTGGTTCTGTCTTCTGTGGCGTAGATTGTGTATAGGAAACAGGAAGGATCGGCTGTGTAGATGTGGGTACTGCTGTTTCCGTCGTTTGCTGTGTCTGTTGCTGAATTGGAGGATTCTGTTGCTGTTGTGTCTCTTCCGGTGGCGTAGAAGGCCATGCTCCGAAACCGCTGACGAAACGTTCCGGTTGCGCGGCAAATGGTAAAGTAGTTGTCGAAAGGGGACCGGGAAGTACTGTGGAACTGCCTCGGCCAATCGCACTCGGAGGAAGCCCTGAGATAGGACCTTTGGATAGACCGACAGTACCCGTACCTGCACTCTTACTGAGTAGGTATTGTCGATAAAGTTCTCGCCACTGTGCTTCATCAGGTGAAATTGGCTGCGGTGTAGAAGGATAAATCATTTGAGATTCGCTTAAGTGTTTCAGTTCTTCTTTTGTATCCCTCTTCTTCACGGTTCCACCTTCGGCGTATGAAGGTATTTCTCGCAGTTTCACAATGAGTTGATCGAGGATTTTTCCGAGACCGGGAACCTGATCCGCATTCGCTTGAATGACTCGTTCGTTCTCGTGGGCGATTATCGGCACCGGTTTGCCAACTTTGCCGCCTTTTGCGAATGCTTGAAGGCCACCCTGCATCATGTAACGAGGATCGAGCTTTTGCTGTGGATTGAACATCTGAGAGAGCATGAACGAAGGGAAGATGTTCTCTTGTGTAGCAGGAGCAAGTGGTTGTCTTCCACGTAACGCAGTACTTGGGTTCCATGTCTTTACGTCTGCCTGCTGCCAATCGGTCATGGCATTTCCAATTCCGGGGATTTTCTGTATGTCCGCAAGCGTCGTGATTCCCTTCGGAACAGCAACGTATTCCGGCGTCTTCTGATTCTCTCCAAGAATTGGGTTATAGAAGATGTCGTAGTCCCGAAAAACCCGATCGCGGAACTCAGGATCACCGGCAAGAACCGCTTCGATTCGCGCAATGCGATTCTCTCTTCGTGCCTTTTCCGCTTGCGGAGTGAGATAGTCGCCGACGCCTTTACCGACGTTTTCAAGACCGCCGTAGATGCCTGCTTCGAGATAGGGAGAAATAACATAGTCACGGGGTACAAATTGAATTGCCACATGAACCTCCTATTACGTCGCTTGGGGAATTGCTTTGGATGCGAGTTGCCCCGCACCGCTAAACACACCACCCAAGAGAGCTTGCAAGAATTGTGACATTGCATCAGGCTGCATGAACACTTCCTGCGAATTGGCAAGAAGTTGAGATAGATTGCCGAGGCCGCCTGCCGCTGCGAGTTGATTCATGATATTCTGCATCGCGATATTCGAGTTGAGTTGGTCGTAGTTGAACTGGTTCCCTATCTTCAACTGTTCGGGAGCAAGCATCGAAGTGTACATGGATGGGATATTCATCTGTGCCCCGAGTGCATTGAGTCCGAGTCCTTGTCGATTTGCCTCATCCTGCGCTCGTTGCGTGTAGAGACCCGTTTCCATTGGAGCAAGATACTCGCCGAGCATATTGACTCCTGTACGTGTTCCACCTGCATAGGGATTCTCGCGAATATCTGCTACTGCCTTTTCTCCTCGCTTTTGTATGTCGCTGCCTACTTGCGATTCGAGTTGCTTTTGCGCGAGCGACGGACCGGCACCGTAGAATGATTTAAGATTGTTCGCGATCGATCCGGCATTGCCAAGATAGTTTGTGAGTTCGCTGATGATACGGTTGGAGAGTGGTGTCTGTGACCCTACGATACTACTGAGACTACCGAGATTGCTGTAGAGATCACTCGCCTTTCCAAACTGTGAACCGAGATTGCGGTTGTATGTTCCGATAGATGGACCTTGCATTCCCATATTATAAAACCTCCTTCAAGAGTGGATGTGTAATCACCTCTTCCTTCAGTATACCATAAAGATGAAGATCGTACAGGCGGTTATTCGAGCGGGAAAAACGACGAATGACGCCCTCTTCCTTAAAGCCGAGATTGACGACGTGTTTTCGTGCCACGTGGGTAAAGTCGGGAAGTGAGGCATTTACCTTCGCCAAGTCGCAGGCGTTCGTAATCCATGCAAGACAGGCGACGATGAGCGGATATCGTTCGCGGATTTTATGATCCCAAAATGCGATATGCACATCTGCACTCAAGTGAATGATGACATTTGTAGCGTAGAGGACACCGAGAGCGTCATCGAGTTCGAGCCAGACGTTGCCACCGTTAAATGTCTGGAGAAAGGCAGAGATGTCACCTTGTGTAATGTCATCGAAGATGCCGCGGGAACTCTGAAAATGCATCCACAGTTCCGCTACCTTATCCTGTGAGAACTTCAAGAAGTGAACACCCTCGGGTAAATTAGAAAGCATTCGATTCTCCTCTCGGGACTACTTTCAAAGAGAATCCCGTTATGTAGAAACCTGGTGAGTTCGCACGTACTTCGAACCGTGCTTGTGGCCCCGTTAAGAAGAAATCCGCATATGTCTCAGTGTAGCCGGAACGAATCGTCACCGTTTGCCTCGTCCATACGTTACCAGAGTCGAGAGATACACCGACCTGAATTGATGTAGGTGCATGACTTCGTTCGTGAAAGATCGTTACACGGCTTATCGTCTTGTCTTGATTCGGCGCATCGAGATCGAAATCCTTCGACTGCCAATAACTCAAGACAGGTTGATTGAGGAATCCGTGATAGTCGTAACGGTACTTTTGTGCCATCTCGTATACCTGGCCGTCTGTACCGCCGAGTAGATTCGAGGGAGAGAGCGTCACCAACTCCTGCGTGTCGAATCGCCACGATTGCTGATCGATACTTCCTTTAAGATCACCTATCGTAATTGCAGATGCCTGAGTCGTGTCCGTTACCGTACAATTTGCGAAGAGTCGCCATACTGACCACGACTTAATTGCATAGTTGTAAACCCATAGAGTGTCGCAAAGCCAAGGTCCAATTGATCCAGCGATATATGGGATAAGTGTAACATTATTAGATGCTGGCTCGCTAAGTAATCCTAATGCTGCAAACCATAAGTCGGTTCCTCCTACGTACTGTCGGTAAAGATAACGAGGATCGACATTCGTAATGTCTACCACACTGATTGCATCAATATCTAATATACCGGTTGGATCTCCCGTACCGGTATTTATTCCTATTTGCAGATTAAGTGTACGAAATGCCGCAGAAGTGGATGTAAACGATAATATAATCGGTTGGAATGTCGTACTTGCAGGTAAATTGTATAACCGCATGTGAAATGTAGCACCTAAGTTACGAAAACCGATAAATGCACCTGCTCCATTACATTCGTTTGCGTATACCCGTATGAAGATACCGGCAGGGGAACGTACCCATAGTACAATTGAAACTAACTGACCAGCACCTACGGTTGTCACTGGTATCGCGTTGGCCGTTTCGAAATATGCTGCTCCGACGTCTACAGTAGTGATTCGTTGAAACACTCCTCCAATGTTTCCGCCCTCTATGGTTTCAAATGCGGCACTTCCTGTCTCATCGACGAGTGTCCAGCCATCTTTATTGTTTGCAATAACTGTCTCACTTGGCACTGTTCCTGTTGCATTTGCACTCATTTCGATAGTATTCGCAGTAGCATCATACGACAGAATTGTAGTAGCCGCAGGTATTACTGCATGGTCTACGGAAGTAATATCAGATAGACGACGTATGATAGGAAATACCGTAGAAGGCACTCCTGAAAGTGTTGCATCTCCTAATGTAACAGTAGCGTCAAATATGACAAAAGACATATCCCCGTTCTCAAGGCAATTTACGGCTTCAGGAACATTACCTGATGCGGTGAAGAGCCAGTATTCGCTATATTCACGAACGAGAGCGCCGAATGAACGAATGACATGCGCCGGGTCGATGCCATTGGAACCGACTCTGCCGAAGAGCTCGTCGCGGATTGGATCGCCGATGGAGACAAGTCCTTCAGGAGAGAACTTGTAGACGTTATCACTTCCAAGAAAGAAATGTTCGTCTGCCGTACCGACAACTGACATGGGAGCGATCGTTCCTATGTTTCCACCGGGACCTTTCTCGAAGACAATAGGAATGTCAGAACGTCCCGTTGCACGCCCGATGTAGAGCGAGCGTTCTTTGTAGACGACGATAAACTCCTGCATAAGTAACGCTGCCTGGATGCGGTCTGCATCATCCGCAAGAACTGCCGTACCCGATCCCGTTCCGGCGAAATCTTCGAAGGAACCTGCAACACTGTATGTAATCTCAGAAGGATTGATACTTGTTCCAAAGACGACGAGACGGTTTGCGAAGAACGCCACAGCCACGGCTCCAGAGAACCCATCCGTACCTGCGTCGTCTACTATTTCCCCTACGAGTGGATCGCCATCGGATGCGGGAATGATAATGAAAACACCATCGACGCCGTTTGTAAAAGCGAGAATATTGTCGTAGCCGGAGGTAGGATACTTTGCTGCACCATTGATGTCATGTGGCGTGTATGCTCCACTGCCTACTGCAATAGAGAAGTAGGCATAATCATCGAGTGTAGTCAAATCCGTAGGAACTCCGGGTCCACTGTTATCGTAGAGTAGCACAGGTTTGAAGACGCTATCCGTATGAAACTGCCATACTCCGACAAGACCGAATGCAAGTAGAGCTTGGTAAGTGCCGTCTCCAGTATAGAAAGGCCACATGTTGATCACGGGTTCGAGAACTCCAGGATATTTCATGGCGAATCCCATCCGTGTCTGTAACTGTCCTCCAACAAAATGTACGTTCATGAGTTCGGGAGAAGCGAGGATATCAATCGTCTGCGGTGGACGTGAGATGTCGAGACCACGAATTGGAGGACGAATCGAAATGTAGATAGGAGCTACTCGCTCTCGTTGCGCCGGTGATGCCATTACGGTTTCCTTGCAGCTATCGACGCCGCTTTTTCTGTTAATAGTTCGGAAATCCTCTGCTGCAATCCTGCAATTTCTGTATCCAGTGAAGATTCTTTAGCAGTAGATACAATTGCATCTGTTTCAATTACAGTAGTTTCGATACGTTTCACTGTTCCATCCGTATTCTTAATATAAGAAATTGAAGTGCTCAAGGAACCTCCTTATGTCTTGATAATATACGTTAATGACAGATTTGCCGGATTCGTCTCCGTGCCAGTGCGTGGAGTCCCATTCGATCCATCTGTCTTCGGTAACGATGTGTAACTTTGATAGTTTCTTGCATACTGTGCACCAAGAAGATGAACCATATCTGCCGTACTTGCATCAGTGCTCGTCTTTCCGTAAATAGGAGTATAGTTATCGTACACTGCGGCACCATTCCAAAAACGATGTCCTTGCATTTTATCGTCTTGATATGTACCAAGTGTTCCAGCGAATGCAGTTCCATTCGCGTTCGTGAGAGTGCCATTCGTTCCAGCACCACGAGCAAAAATGCCACGCATATCAGGCACGTTGAAATGTGTTCCGTCCACGGAGCCGAATGTGGTTCCAATCGCTGTGAATAGGTCGGAATAACTTGCACGAAGTAGTGAGGCGCCATCGCAGAGAAGCCATCCAGTCGGTGCGGCTGCGCCTCCGTACATCATGATGAGTCCTGCCGGAAACTTTGCGATGAACGTGTCAATTTGCGCGTGCGTATTCGTTCCGATATCCGTTAGACTTGTGTGACTACGTGTGGCTATATCCGTCAAATTGCTTCCTGTCTTATCTACATCGCCCCACGGCAATTTCCCGGTCAAGTCTGCATTCCCCTGTACGGAGAGATCACCGCGTACTTCGAGATCACAGTCGATGGATAGTCCCGTTCCTTTTGCCGTTATGAAGTCGAGAACGTTACGAAGAAGAGAACCGAGATTAGTATGTTGAACGTCGCCACGTTGCTTCATACGTCTAACCTCGTCACTGCAAGTGTAACATGTCCAATGCCATAATTACGTCTTTCAATCCTGCATCCCCCAATATAGTCCGTAGGAGGAAGTGCATCGAACATAGGATGAAGAGCAATCGCTACTCCCGAAGCAGTCCCATTACGTAGATAGGGCCAAAGAGAATAACGTCCGAAATAGATATTGCTGGATACATTCGCGAATGTGATATCTCCATCGAACACTGTCACATTCGCCGTGTACTTCAATTTATCGAGGCCGAATGCAAACCCTGTAAAATCGTAGGAGGCTGTAATAACTCCTGCATCGTGCGCGGCAGGTGTCGTCAAGTGCACTTCCTGCGACAAAACATATTTATCATCCGTGAAATCGCCGGGAGTCGTAGAGAGTCCTTCGAGTACTGGAACAGTCACATCCTGAATTGTATCTCCTGCAAGTAGAATGTAGTTCGTATGTGCGGTCGCCGAATCGAGATTATCCAGTGTGGAATGGTCGAAGGAAACCACAGTACTTCCTACTCCAACGCCACCGCCCGCATCACGATATAACGCACTGTTGGTATAATCCCACCATAGTGCACCTTCTACATCAAGTGGTGTTGGAATACCATCGGATAGACCACAGACGGAACAATCTCCTGCTTTATGAGTCATCACGGGAACGGCAGTCTCTATCCACTCATGTTCCAAAACCATCATCGTCTCGAAGAGTGTCTTGATTTGACGCAATGCAAGAGATGAAGATGATCCCATCTCCAATCCCTTCGGTATTCCTTCAAATCCCGCTGTCCACGTCAATGCCATGATACTTCCTCCAACGTATATCTACTTAACGTAAGTACTCCCAATGTTGGAATCCAATAGGCATCGTCTGCTCCTCCGTACGTAAGATGTAATGCGTTACTATAGTACAGTAACGGGTCAATCCATCCCATTATACCTGCGATACAGAAGTCGGTAGTGCCGCCTTTATAGAACGTAGGAGCACTACGTCGGAGATAGCTTACATTGAGCGCGGACAGCGAAGCTGCTGCGAACAGTGTTCCATCAATCGCATTCGCGCCATGTGCATCGTACCAACTCTGCGTTGCATGATCACTCGAAATCGGTTGATCGTCGGCGACCTCTATCGTTGTTACGGTGAGTACACCTCCCATGTCTATCGTAAGATCGCCGGTCATCACACGCGTTCCATCTTTGAGAAGATACTGTGTATGATCATCCGCATCGAGACCTGTATAGTGCCCGTGATCCGTTGTAGTTATCAATTCGATGTAATCGAGTGGATCGCTGCTACCTGGTACTTTCGCCCGTCCGACATATAAAGAGTGCGTGTCTGCATCAAAATGAAGCGTACCGGGACGTACTAACGGATTGATCCGTCCCGTAACGTATGCTGCAAGATTGACATAGATACACGCGAAATCTACTTTAGATAGCGGATGCCGTCCTGTAGCAGATGCGTCATAGACGATATGTTCGTCGATTCCATCGCTATTCGTGACACGCATTCGCTCCATTACATCTATCTTCGTCTCTTGAATATAACCGTGAAGCGTATTCGCATCTTCTGTTCCGATAGGGACAGTAATTGTCCATGCACCCATTTATGTTATCCACTCCCTGTACACCTTTACGGTACATGCGCCTGCTCCGCTGACGTAGAGTAACCCAAGCTGTGTTGCTGTATTTCCTCCGCAAATGTGGATATTCTGCGCCGCACTCAACTGGTAAATTGCCGGGAAAAACTCCCGAGGTTGAACTTCCCACGTGATGCGATCACCTGGAGCATTCAACACGTGCGTGTCAATCTGCGTAGTCGTCGCAATTGCAGTTGCCGGAATTGTATTCGCAACAACTGCATCGAGATTACCAAGTGTCGGATGTGCCTGTGTTGCATGGTAACGAAGAAGGAGACCACCGCATGTTTCCGTCGCCGCAGGCGCAATTACCATGCTGCCGCTCATATCGAGATTTCCCGTCATCACACCGCCGTCTTTGAGTACGTACTGTGGATGATCATCGTCAGTTGTTCCGGTAAGTTGGTCGTGGTCAACGGTGGATAAGGCAGTCCACGTACCAGAGAGGTAAATCATTAACTGGAGATCAGTACCAGTATTGAGTAGAAAAAGCGCACCCTGTTGCATCCCCGTGAGAGCAGCCATCGCCGTGGCATCTCCCGTGTCGAGTATTGAGGTTCCACCCATGATATGCGATCCATCGTTAATGTCGCTTCCCGGTCCCCATTCATGTTCGACTTCCATTCGTTCGCGGATTCCGAATGTGACATCGCGAATAACGTTATCGATGAGTCCTATTCGAAGCGACGAAGTAGGAGTTGCTTCGTATGCTGCATCCCATGTTATAATCATGAGAATTGCACCTTTATGCGATTTTCCGTATGCATTCCCTCTAACTCCATCTCATCAGTCATGTTCGTCAGCTCATCGTACCATGCTGACCGCGCTTCTGCCGCTCGATCCGGTTCCATGAGTGCCCTATGTCCACGGTACACTGCACCAAGTACGATCGCCTCATGCCACACTTCAGGAATATCGGAGTAGCCGGTGAGGTTATCTGCACTTATTTCAGTCGGAAATGCATAGAACCAGATACGAAACCATTCTTCTGTATTCGGAGTGGAATCGAATACGATATTCGCCCCTCTTCGTGCGAATGCAGAAGGATTACCAACAGCCGTGAATGATGTTCCTACGATGTCTTCCCATGCTTTGTGTGTCAACGGCAATCCGTCTGCGACTTTCTCCATTCGTTGAATAGCCCAAAACGTGTCATAGGTACTTTCCGCAGCGAGTGGTGATGTCCCAATTGCATAGATACGACGATAGATGGAATATTCCGTATTCGCATCGGGTGTCACATCCCAATCGGTATCGATATAACACCAACCGGTTGCGAGTGAGCTCGGAATCGTACGAATCTGTCCAACAAGCCCATCCGGTGCAGTTCCGCTGTATCCAGTAATCTCAATCACGCAGTCTTTATAGAAATCTACTGTTGCGCTCACGTGCGTGAGATCGAGCCAGAATCCATTATCCGTCGCGGGAGCAGCATTCATCGTACCATCGAGCACGACCGTCTGAAAGTTGAGACTCTTTTCAAGCACATGGAAATATTTAAGATCGACACGCCGACGAAGAGCAAAGGCGGCGAGACGCTTAATGGACCAGTTGAGCCACGACACGTAACGTGCCGTAGTCAAGTCAGTGCGATTGCCGAGACTTCGTGCTACTTCATCGACCATTTCCTGTACGTTCATCAATCGCTCCCATTATCCCAACATACTTCGCAAATCCATTGCCCCTTTACGTTCTTTTTCAGTTTAATCTCGCTGAACTGGAAACCGCAACGGGCGCAGTCGTGTTTCTTCTTGAACGTTATCATATGACCCCCACGAGTCCCGTGTAAATGTAGATTTCAGCAACGGACGGATCGAGGTCTTTCACGGTTATATTCTCGTGCCATGCGTGCACATCGAGGTTTTCGACGTAAGGAGCATCCGCCGTCAGGATGAACTTCGCGAACGTATCACCCGACACTCCGTCAGTCAGTTCGACTAAATGCGCTTTTGTCCCTGTCGTAATAACAAGACGCACACTGCGTACGTATGTCTTTCCGGTAATGACATCACCCTGTGCCGTTAAAATAATCGGGTCACACTTTCCCGCATTCTGTGTAACAGCCATACTACCTCCTTAGAAATGTAGAATCTTCAATACAATATTCGTTCCGATAGATGCCAATGCCACGCCCACTGTGACCAACATACCATACAACCAACGTTGTCCAGGCTTGCGTTGCAAAAAAGGGCAGCTCTCGAAACGTCCTTTGTTCTGGTAGAAGTCCCAACTCTTGAAGAACTCCTTTAACTGTCCCAAAACACCAGGATCGTTATCTACCCCGAGTAGAATCGTACACAGTGTGTTAACCTTCTCATCCGTCGTCATTTTCGATGTATCCATCGTTTGCTCCTTAAAGCAGGGAAGGGGCAGTTACGCCCCTCCACCTTTATCCGATTATCCGAAATAGAACATATTCATCTTCTGAATTGTGAATGTATTAGAATTGCCTTCTCCCGTTCTGTGGTTGAGAGACAATGTAAGGTCCGTTGTAGGAAGCCCCGAGGAGAGCGATCCCGCAAGCGTTCCATCGAAATAGTAGTAGAGCGTCGAACCGTCCCACACGAGTTCATACCAGTGCGATCCCGTAGTCTCGGCAGTTGCGACTGCAACCTGTCCCGTTTCGGCATTTGTGACGTAGGCTTCACCGTTGATTGTCGTCGATCCACTGAGTTTTACGAAACCTACTCCAGCAATCGTTCCACCGACTGCGTGTGCACCGCCTGTAGCAAGAAGTGCTGTCTGTAGTTCAAATAGACCGATGAGGAGATCGGTATTTGTCGCATCCGAGAGCGTACCCTTTACCCCGAGATATACCGGCTTCCCGGACGCGAGTTTTAGTAATTCTCCGCCAAGTTGCACATTCACACCATCGTAGTCGGTATTCGCAGTTGTTAACACCAACATATCGCCGGTATTCGTCGGTCTCGTCAACGTCGAATCACCCGCGCCTACGTCGGTCTTTGTGAAAACGAATGGACCGTTCGATTCGCTTATATCTGTGCCCGCATTGAGCGTGAACTTTACGACATCCGGTCCTATCGCATCCACGATACGGTGCGTAACTGCTTCATCGTAGTAGACGAGCGCACCGTTTATGTATTTAGTGGCTACACCCATTATTTACCCTTTCCGGCTCTTTCAGCCGTAAACTCCTTGATATTCGAAGGCGGTGCCTCTTCTTTCTCTTCATCCGCCAACTGCGTTTCGGCGAGTTTCAGTGCTCCTTCCGTAGCAATCTTGTCTGCGACGGCCTGCTGCATCCGTTGGTTAAGCCCGTTGATCTGTTGCTGAATGCCGGAAATCTCCTGTGTCTTCTGCTCGATACCACCTCTAAGCGATTTAACGTAACTCTCGATCTTTTCTTTTGTCATAAAACCTCCGAATAAACTAAAGGGAGGACTACGCCTCCCATTTCTACGAAATTGTTACGAACTGTGCAAGTTCGTCGGGAAACTTAGCCGCGAGTGCGACTATGAATCTCTCCATGTCGATGTGCACATGCTTGCCGGAAACCGTATCTACGGAGTCGTAGACCCAATATCCATCGTCATCGTGCGGAGAAAGCAGTGTGGAGTTTCCACCCGCGTCCATTACACGAAGTTCTCCGGCAGCCGCATAGAGCGTTACCGTGTTCGCGGCAGCACCCACAGGCGCCGTTCCGTTCACGAGGTTGATCGCCCCTACAGGTTCCGTGGTTGCACGCGCCGTGGGCGCGACTCCGACGTTGAGATTTCCTGCTGCTACCGCGAGATTGCACGTTTCATCTACTTTGAGTATACCGTCATCGATGTACATCGCTTCGGTATTTGCATGGTTGGCCGATATGTAGACCGCATAGTTTCCTGCGCCACCGTAGGCAGCAGTATCTACGATCCGCAACGAACCGCCCATCGTAGCCGCCTGCCCCGTTGCCGAGTTCGTGATGTTGAGGCACGATGTCGTTGTCGAGGCGAATGCCTTGCTCGCTACGATCTTGAGAACACCCGTTCCAGCAGCACCTACGTAACCATTTCCGGTCGATCCGTCGAGGTATACCTGATTCCCGGTCTGTGCCGCAGTCGTTCCGCAGATACACGTAAGGTTGACACCGGCTGCCGCTTTCGTTTCGATCCTCATACCTTGGTTACTCGCAGAGGAGATTCCCACGGCATACGATGTGCCCGAAGCAGCTCCAGTTTCCACGACGTTGATGCACGAACCTGTTTGGTTGGCTCCTGCTGCATTCCCGGAATACGCAATGTAACAAAGTGATGCCGCTACGTCCGCGAGTGCACCACTTCCAGCTACATGCAACATTCCTGTCGCAGCCGCACCTATCCACGTTGTTCCACCTACGGAGAGTACCTTTGCAGTCTGCGATGCCACGCCGGTAAGGACGAGATTCGTCTTCGCAACGCCACTTACTGCGATGTTCATTCCGTTGTTGCTCGCCGAGCTGATTCCAACCGCGTACGATGTCCCTGATGCTGTTCCCGTCTCTACGACGTTGATACATGATCCTGTCTGATTTGCACCACCGGCATTGCCACTGTACGCAAGGTAGAGCAAGGATGCAGCAACGTTCGCCAATGCTCCATCTGACTGCGCTTGAATAAGGCCAGTCCCGGCAGCACCCACCCATGCAGCGCCGCCAGTCGTTCCATCCGCAAGAAACCCCGGTCCCGTTCCTGAAGCAGCCGAGATGAACTCGTATCCACGGCTTCCCGCCGCTGCTCCCGTGGTAGTGATTGCGAATCCGGTTCCCGCGTTGTCCACGACCATTGCGTCCACATCACCTGTCGCATCCTGATCGACTTTAAACGCATTCCCTCCGGTTACGTGTGCCTGCCATACGAGAACCGAAGCTGCCGTTCCGGTCGCGTTATTCCGTTTGAAGTACGTGTAGATATCTTGCGTGGTATCGAGTTCTATCTTTCCATTATCCACCTGCACGTCTCCTGCGGTTATCGTAAGAATGTCCGTTGCCGCATTTCCTGCACAGGTTATCGCCCCGTACCGTTTTACTTTGAATACATCTGCCGCCCCGTTGTATGCTCTGAAGTACGATCCTGTCGTCATCGTCGCATCCACGGATTCGGCAAGTACGAGTGTTCCGCTACTCACGCTGGTCGATTTTGCATGAACGAGGTTCGCGGAAGTCATCGAGTTCGCAAGAATGTCGATCCCGTCATTCGCCACGTTCGAGAACGTCCATGTTCCTTCGATCGCGTCAGCCGCCGCCGTCCACGTCACAACTCCGGTGATTGCCGGGGCCGTCAACACGCCGCCCGCCATCTGCACGAGCTTCACGGTAGTTCCGAGGTGAGAATCGAAGAAGAGCAGATCAGTACCGTCAAACTTGATATAGGCATCGGTAGAACCGTCTGCACCGAATGTGATCTTCACGTTATCGGCATTTCCCACGTTTCCGAGTTCGATATCGGCACTCGTGTCGATCGTTGCCACGGTGTTTCGAATACCTTGCAACGTCGCCATCGTCCCCGAGAAGGTCGTTACTCCCGTGATCGCGGTACTTTGAAAGTTTGTCGTTCCTCCGGCAGG